ATATGCCTGGAAAATTACCTGGAGAAGAAAGTTTTGATTCATTAAAATTTGGTGTTCCGATTAATGTTGCTATCATACATCCAGAAGATTGCTATATGACCCTAGAAGGGTTTGGTGTTGTGCCTTGGAAAGAAGGAAAAGCCTTTATAATAAACATCAGACATTATCATAGTGTAATAAATTTCTCAAATAAATCTAGAATACATCTAATTGCTCATGGAAAATTGAATCAAAAAACTGATGAATTTGTAGAATTAATAGCAAGAAGTTATCACAAGCAATATGAACGTAATTGAGTTTAAAGTTCCTGACGAAAAAAATCTAGTATTTTGTATGGTTGATACTTTCAACACATTTAAAGAAAACTGGATTAAAGAATTAATTAAAAATCAATCCGATTATACTATTAGTAATTTATATAGTAAAAAATATACTATATTACAGGGATTAGACGAAGATGATCTAATAAAATATGCTTCTAAAAGATATGATTATGCTTGTGTGTTTAGCACTGGAACTGAATTTATAAATGGTGATGCTTTCTTTAAGAATATAGAATTGGAATGTACCGATGATTTTCTTATTAAAGGACATATATTAGATAGAGATGATGCATATTATGAACTACATCACCAATGTTATCTTATTAATCTAAAAAATTACAGATTTTTAAACTTTCCTCTTATTGGAAAACAAGAGTTAGCAACACTGCATGTACAATTAGATCCTATACGATCAAAAGAAAACTTACACGATACATATACACCTCTTTGGATTAAACAAGGAAACTCATATAGAAATTATAATCATAAATGTCATGGATGGAATATAATTTCTAAATCTCTAGAGTATTTTGATATCATTGCGTTTAATACAGAGATAAGAGATAGTAAGAAACACCTGTATCCTGAAAGTACATTAGATTTTTATAAACAAATAAATTATGTATATTTTAAGGAAAAATACTGTAGTGATACATTTATACATACTAAAAATACAGAGAATATGATTTTTTCTCTAAAAGACATTAAGCAAATTGTAACTCCAGCAAGTGGAGAATGGTATATTAATGATATAAATCAAGAAAATAATTTAAAAATTATAATCTATGATTACAATTTAAATAGTTTAAAATATTGGGAAAATAATATTACTAAATTATTAAATATTGATTATCAATTTATCCAATGTGATTTGTTAAATGATTCGTTACCATTATGTTTAAAATTAGATAGAGAATTAGAAAAATTTACTTTAATAAATTTAAGTAACATTTTTTGTTATGAAGGAACTTCTACTTTATCTAATACCAAATATCGTATGTATAAAGAAAATCAAATACTATCATACTTAAAAGAACATTTTCCTAATTCTTATATCTTTTTTTCAATAAGGGCAAGTTCTGGATTTATACATCATGAGGAAGTTCCTGTAAAAATTAAAGATATTCCTCAATATGATATAAAAGATCTAAAGAAACCAACATGGCATCAAAATGAAGATTGGTTATCCTTTTAATTTATTAATTTCTTCTATAAAGAAATCTCTGCTTTTTTCTAATGATGTTTTAGAGATATAAGTGTCAATAAATTTTTCTAATAATGGATTTAATCCTATAAATTCTTCTTTACGAATATCGTTTAATTTATTATGAAAATTTAAAAAATGATCGAAATGATCTAACCCATCTTCTTTTAAGTAATTTTGTATGCTCGTATTTTCTATATTTTCTATAAGAATTTCTTTATATTGTTTTGGTAAATTTTTTATGTTTAGAAAAACCGGATATTGAACTATCTGATAATTATAACTAAATCTAGGATATTTTTCTTTTATAAACATTTCTAATTTACGATATACATTAACATTATAAACCGATAATGCCGAATGTATTTTAATATCTGTGTCTTTATTATTTCTCTTTTTAATTAATTCAGTATAATAAGATAAATTTTCTTCAATTTGATCAAAATTAGAATTTGATCTAATGAAATTATTTAAATCTCCATGAGCATCAATACTGATATTTAAATCTAAAGATTTACAATTTTGAAAAGCATAATTGACATTATCTTTTGGTAAAACTGTACCGTTGGTGCTAAGTTCAATGCGTAAATTATCAATTTTATTAATAGAAATTATTTTTTTAAAAAATAAATCAGATTCGTTACCAAAAAGTGGTTCTCCGCCATATATTTTTACTAGTTCTAATTCTGACAAATCTAAATCATTATATAACGTATTTCTATTATATTTTTCTTCACTGAGTGTTGTACCATATAATTCTTTTTCTTCTTCAAACCATAAATGACTATAAGGGCTTGCACACATTCGACATTTTAAATTACATACATTATTAAAAAATAATTCGACTAGTTTTAACTTTCCAAAATTTTGATATCCAAATTGTTCAATCATTATCTGACGCATAGATGTTAATCCTAATTTTTCCTCAACATGGCATTGACATCCGCTATCAATCTCGTTATTCAACATCTTTTTTCTCATATTACACATATGATCATTATTTCGTATGGTATCTATAGATTGTATTTCTTTAAAAGGAGTCATATTCATGTACTGTCCACATGGTAATACTTTACTATCAGGTTGTAAACTAGCACCTATAAACGGATATGGACAATATGTTTTAGAACTAATCGACATATTCAGTAACCTGTAAAATTATTCTTGGAGTATGACTTATATTAGCGGCACCATGAAGATCTGTTGATAGATTGTATTCATATACATCGCCTGCTTTATAATTGTCTATCATTTTGTCTTTGTAAATAAAAATGTGACCAGGTATATAATCAGTTAATGGTATCCAATATCGAATACAAGACATATCATGTGTATGCGGATCCGAATGCATTGGCATAAATTGACCTGGATACAATTTTGTTATCCACCAATGTATTTTACCCTTAGTCCATGGTGGAATTAATTCTATATCTAAATCTTGTTTTTCATAAACCCACCAATGTACTGCTGTAAGATCATATCCTGCTTCTTTGGCATGTTTATATTCATCCGATTCAACAACATATGCTGGATCCCAGTCTCTAGGCCTTGCTTGTCCTTGTTTAGATAAAACTAAATTGATCCAATTTGGATGAATCCAATTAAAATAGTTACCTTTATAAATCATCACTAGTAAGCATATCCATTTGTTGAATAAAAAAATCTTTACTATCGATTAATTTATTTTGTTGTTTGTATTGAGAGATAAAATCTTCTAAAAGTTGATTTTTGTCCCCTAACATTTCGTTCCTTATATTGTTTAATCCTTCATGAAAATTAATAAAATGTCCAAATAAATCCTCTCCTGGCATATCTAATAAATTTAATAGATGCTTATAGTTATTTCCATATCCAACAATAATAGGTCGAATTATATCTTTTAATTTGTTAGGTATATGTCTAATACACATATGAGATGGATACTCTAAAGGTTTTATTACAGGAATTATTTTAGGATACTTATTTAAAAAATTTTCAATTTCTTTTAACTTGTTAATGTTATAGACACTAACAGTGATAATTGCTCCCAATCTAATATTAGGATTATTTTTAAATCGATTATAGAAATAATTTAAATTATTTTCTATAATTTTAAATTTTGATCCACTACGAAAGTAATCGTTTAACTCACCAACACCGTCAATACTAATAGTAAATTCTAAAAAATTACATTCAGTTAATATGTTTAATATATAATCAGATGGAATAATAGTACAATTTGTTATACAGGATAAGTTAACTTTTTTAATATCACTGTTTTTATAAAGATTAATTAAAAATTCTTCACATCTTTTACTTAAAAACAATTCTCCACCTTCTAAATGAATTTTTTTAATGTTTTCGTAATTAATATTTTTATAGATATCATTGTAATTATATTTTTTATCTACAAATGATTTTCCGTAAAGTTTTATTTCATCAGCCATCCATAGATGACTGTTTCCGCTAGTGCAGCCTCTACATTTAAGATTACATAAATTATCAAAAAAAACTTTTATCTCTGTTAAATTTATATCCGTAGTAAACCCATATTCTCTTATTAGATTATCTCTTTCAGAATTTAAACCAATGTTTTTATTAGAATCACACTGTTTACAATTTGGAATAGTTTCTCCGTTTAACATTTTTTTTCGAATATTTTTAAATGTTGTTGAGTGTAAGATATCATTTTGATTATTATAATCAACATCTGATTCGCGTATCTCATTATTCCACCAACAACAAGGAGCTACTCTTCCAGAAGAGATACTCAATGATTTCCAAGGTGCTGGACAATATGACAAAGGGATTTCCATTTAATAACTACCTAAATGATCGATACCAATTTTTTTACGAAAAGTATCTGTAAATTTACAATCTATCCTGAGCCCATATTCAACTTCAGCTGATGATTCTCCGCCGTGCCAGTCTTGATCATTCCAAAAAGCAGCATGGCAATTTATATAATGTTTATCTTCTGTTTTCGGATCCCATATATAGAAACCTCGTTTAGTACGGTATCTTATATGTATGAATTCATTTTTATGTTCCGTATACCCTTGTTCATCACCACCATTCTTAGCATCTAGATCTCTATGTTCAAATGCTTTACCATTATGATCGCAATGAAAAAATATAACTCTACCAATTTGATCTATTACGTCTTGCTTTACTAAATTTTCAACCCAACTAACAACACCTTTAAAAAATTTAGACTCTTCGGTCTTATATCTTTCAGAGTTTCTTTGATTCCAATCTCCTTGATCCCATAAAAAATAATAGATATAAGGATCGTTGGCTCCCATTGTTACTTTTAAATATCTAGTGAATATATTTCTATTTTTAAAATTTGATAAATCTGTAAGATATAAAGGATCGCCCGCTTGCCGAATAGGATGAGTTTTAGGTAATTCTAGATATTCCTGCACTGCCTTATATATAGGTTTCCAATTGATTATATAACTAGCGTCATCCCATTTAAATCCTGGAGACATCCAAGTTCCTTCTTTGGCATAATCTCTAGCTAGAGAAAATCCTCGTGCTATCTCAGGATGCAATTTACAAAATCCATCAATATCTAGATAGGGATCTAAATTTATATAAGGCAATCCGCCAATACCTTTAATCATATACGTACTTATCAATTAAATATCTCATGCCAAATTTTGAATACTATTATAATATTGTGCCCGGCAAAGGACTTTGTCGTAATAATTTAATCTATACAAGCCTAATAAGTTTAGATAAAAAAGTATTCTGCCAATGGTATCAAAACGATACAGATTACCATAAAGGCCAAAATCAGATAGTAGATCCAACTTTAATGGAAGAGAAATGGAACAAAGAAATTGAGTTCTTAACTCTAATGGTAAAAAATTATCCAGAGCATGTTCCTAATGTTATAGAAATCGATCATAGAAATAGGAAGATTTTTTTAGATATCGATGGAGTTGATTTTTGGCAATCTGCCGATCCAATCAAACAAGACTACGATAATATCTTACCGGATTGGCAAAAGCAGATGCTAGAAATAATACAATCACATAAAAATCTAGGAATTTACAAATATTCAATGCATCCGAGTAGTTATTTTGTTGTTAACGGAAAATTAAAGAGTATCAATTATTTCTTTTGTTATACTGAAGATATGCCATTAATATCATTAAAATCTGTTTTAAGTCATATAAGTGAGGATAGACAAAAGGATCTTTTTCCTAAAATGATAGCATCTGGGATTGATTTAGAAAGATCTACACCATTTAAAGATATACAAATTTTAGCATTTGAAAGTTTTAAAACTAATTTTCCTTCAGAAGTAATGGAGGAGGCAAAGAAAATATATGTTTAATCTAATCGAGTGGAATGAAAATTTAGATTTAGATGAATTCTATAAAGAAGCAGATAAAAGAGGTTTCGTTAATAATTCTAGTCAAAAAAATATGATAGATTGCTTCCAAAACGAACGAGAGTGGAATGCTTGGATATTATACGAAAACAACAAACCTATAGGAGCAGTAGCAGCACACTCCTTTGACGATGTTATGGGTAATAATAGTTATAGGATACTAACTCGGGTATGTACGTTTGGTGAATACTCTTTAAATAAAGGATTAATTACACCTAAACGTCTTGTAGGAGAACATCAAAATCTAACCGATCAATTCTTACTTCCAAAATGTATAGAATGGGTAGGTAATCGAGGTAGGATGTTTGCTACCTCAAATGCTAGTAAGGAAGCAAGCCAAAGACTTGTACATAGTTATTATTTTCCCACACTTGCTAAATTAGGAATCGTATCCAAAATTAAAGACATATACTATCGATCAACAGATCAAACAGTATGGGAAATACATCCTGATAATTTCTATAGAAATTTACAACGTTATCCTAGATGGATCTAAGTTAGGGTTGATGCGTTTCAATTCAGATTGAACAAAAGGTGTTAACTTCCATCTAAATTCAATATTTCTTATTGAAGGTTTTTGGGCCCAAAAAATAATCGTATCAACTATATCATCGCAACTTGTTGTGTAATCACTAGTAAACGATGTTGGATTATTCGTGTCAACGCTTGTGTTTTCTATAAAACCAAGATCTAAATGCAACAACGGAATTCCTTTTGGATTTAAACTTATTAAACGGCAAGCTTCTGCTAATTCTTGTTTATCGTGTACATAATCTGTAGGTATCAATTCAGGATAAAATCGACTCACTGATCCCATAACTACCATCATATCTACCTTTTCTTTTAATGCTTCAACTAATTTCAATTGTTGTCTGTCACGATACGCATTATTAATGAATATTTCAGCACCAGATGCTTCTTCAACGATCTTATCGAAATTTTTTTCTAAATCATAACCATTGCTGCGACTCATTCCTACTATTTCTCTACAACTTATCTCTGTAAATTTATCATATATTGCTTTACCAATACCTGACGTGTGTCCTGTAATAACTATCTTCTTATTCATTTATATTAAATCCTGCAAAAGTAAAATTTGGATTGTCTAACCAAAATTTTATAGTATTGGCTATTGTTTTATAATCATTATAACTACTACTTGTTAATCTTAAATATAGAATAGGTTTTTTGTTTTTTAGAGATATCTGAACTATCTCTTTTTCTAAATCTTTCTTTTCTTTACTGTATTCTGGCATATTAATATCAAGATTTATAGAAGCAATACTTCCACAAATAACAAGTTTACAACTATCTTTTAATTTTTCAACATATTTTAATTGTGTTCCTAAAGCATGGGCATTTAATATTACTACGCTATTGGATTCAATTAATTCTACAATTTTATCTATATCAGTGGCTAAATTATAAGGCCTATTAAAACTTATACAGTTAAATTCATTACATAAAAATTTACCTAAACCTCTTGTGCTTCCTGTAATATAAAATTTATCACTATATACCATTAAATTATCCTAATCTTAAATAATTTTTTAATTTCTCATGATTTTTTATAGCATAGTTGTGATTTATTTCAAAAAAAGGAAGACTCATTTCATTATCAGTTGCTTCTAAAGCATGATAACTGCTGGTAATAAATTCTCTATGTATATTGTAACCGGGTTGTTTATTAAACCGTCTTAAATAATTCTCTATATCTATTATTATCTGTCTAGCATGTTTTTTACTCTTTATATCACCTTCACCTGTTCTATGCCACTCGTATGGATCAGAATTTATAGGAAAACTATATCCGTATTTTCCAAAATCTTTTTCAATGTCAGATAAAAAAGTGTATTCAGATAGATCTGTTGTTGGTCGAAGCTCTAATGGACTTAACTGTAAGTGATCTATATATTTAAAACCTTCATCTTTATACCAATCAGCGAGATCATAAAAATCTGATTCGTTATCTTTAGGTAATCCAACAATTACTGTAACCTCTACAAAAACATCATTTCCCCAAACTTCTTTAGCTATTTTAAAAGAATCGATCTTTTTTTGATTACTTCTTCCTTTATTTAACAAGGACCCTGTTTTTTCATTCCATGTATCTAATCCGTAATATGCATATATTACACCTATGTCTTTTAAAATCTGTGCTTGCTCAGGATTAGCACCTATTAAGTCCATTCTAACAAAACATTTAAATCTAGGTTGAAATGGCAACATTTTTATTGCATCTCTTATTAAAATTAATTTTTCTGTATAATCATTAAAAGTATCATCTACTATATAATACTTGTAAATTCCCCATTTTTTCCAATTATCATATAATTCATTATATATAGTTTTTTTATATTTTACAGTATCTTTTGTTTTAGATCCTTTCATTGGCCAAGAACAATAATCACAATTAAAAATACAACCTCTACTAAATTCTATAGAAAGAATTTCATTTGGATTTAAAAAGTCACTATCTTCATAGGATATTTCTGTTTCTTTAAATTTAAAACTGTTTCCTAATGCTCGTGTATCAAAATTTATTAGTTTACTCATAGGAATATTTTTCTTATGTTTATCTAATAAATCAATAATTTGTGTTTCACAGAATCCTAAAAGAATGTGATCAACGTATTCATCTTTTACATATTCATATGCATGAGTTCCACCTAAAACTATTTTTATGTTAACATTTAATTTTTTAATATAGTCTGTAAATTTTTTATAAGTTTTAAAAGTTATATTATAACTTAAACTTTCAGTATACCAATTTTTTGTTTTCATAACATCAAATACTGATTCATCTTCATAACATACTTGTTCTTTATTAACATCCGGCGTAAAAGCTCCAAGCCAATCATGTGTTATGTCTTTAATAGTTGTAGTATCACCGTTCATAATATCAAATGCCCTGTATGGCATCCAATTAACACTAAAACCTATCATTAATGTATTTGATCCGGTTGAAAGATCTAATATTTCTTTAAAGCTTTCAAAATTTAATGATGAAGAATTATTAACTACTAATACACTATATCCGCCATTTTTTCTAAGAATATTTGCTAAAGCATAGATACCATGATTACGTGTCATAGCAGCAATAAGTGGAACATCAGAAAATAATACAATATCATATGTCATAATTTTAAACCTCTTGTATTTATTATAATAAAAAATCTCACTTTACGAGATCATCTATATTTTTAAAAAAATCTAAACCAAACGTCTGTTCAATTTTATCTTTAATTTCATTGTCTGATTCTAGATTCTTTAATTTCCTCCAAAGAACAACATTTCCACGTTGTATCTCCATAAATTTTTTAATATAAAAAGGATCAGTAAATTCTGGATTTTCTTGTGGCATAAAAACACTCCTATCTGTAAATCCAATTCTTTCGCTTTCGCTAAAAAAACAACTAGCTATCCATTTTGTACCTTCAGTGATCTTTGTACTCTCATGTATAGTTGACCAATTCGTTTCTTCATCATAAGATTGTTTAAAGTATAATATAGATCCTGCTTTTGGTTTAATATCTACTCCAAGTTTAGGAAAACTTGTAATTCCTCCTACAAAATCATCATTTAAATATAAAATACCTGTTCCAACACGATCGCCGCCATGACTATAATAGTTAATCTGTGCAGGATCATAAGGATAATCATGATGTAAATCTAAAAATTGTCCTTCTTCATAATTGTAAATATCAATCGCTTCAATATAAGAATGAGGGATACCACAATTCTCTACGATAACATTAGCAATGTAATTATAATGATACGGATCCATCCCTAGACTAATTCCACGATTTTCAACGTCTTCAGTTACTTGAGCATAACTTTCTTGTCTCGATTGTTTTCCCGAATTTGGATTCATCTTATCTTGTATGTGCTTATTAATAATAGTTTCACATAAATCTTTAGAAACAACATCCTCAAATACAATAATTAAAGGATTTTCAGAGTAAATTTTTCCGTTATTTAATGACAATACCGGAGAAGGTACTGCATTATCTTCTAATACAGAGATACTTATAGCAACATCTCTCCCATTACGGTTAACTCTTTCAAATGAAATTTTCTGTAATTCTTTCATTGTTCTAGGTTCAGTGATCATTTCCCATTTTTCGCAAATGATATCATCACCTTTATCGGTTTTTACGAAACCAAATCCTTTAGCATCATTAAACCATGTTACAATTCCAGTTTCCATTATTTCACCAAAAATTAAAAATATATTTAGGCTCTAGCCCACAATTCGTTCCGGCATGCCATAGTTTTCTACTAGACCATTTATATACCGAACCTTGATCTTGATTATAAAAACATTTATCCTCAACAATAAAAATATGACCAAATTTAGGTTTACTCATGTGGCAATGGAACCTAACAACGTCAGGAATTTTTGATAATTCGGTTTCGTCATCGTTTACGTCCCAATGTTGGGGGGCAAATCTACCAGGATGTATTCTACTGATCCAAGCAGATTTATAATTTGATATTTGAGCAAAATTAGCAAATTTGTCTACTATGCTTTGATCAAACTGTTTTCCAGGAAGAAACATATCCCAATTAACTGTACCACCGTTATCTACTGTTTTATATCCTGCATTTTCCCATAAATCAACAACTTCATCTAATCCAGGAATCACGTCACCACGTTTATGCTTAGGTCCAATATACTCAGGAGTTGCATTCTCTAAATCTCTAATAACAGATTCCCAATCAATTAACAAACAGCAATTACCAAAATATTCAATCATCTAGGTTTTCCTAAAAAATGAAAAAGATAGTATGATTCACTTCCACAATTAGTTCCAGCGTGATGTGAACGATAACTATCCCACTCATATATTTCATGTTGAGATATATTATAAAAACATTCATCTTCTAAAATAAAAACGTGACCAAATTTAGGTTTGTCAATAAAACAGACCCATCTTTTAAGATCGCCTTCGGCTAACCATTCTTCTTCTTTGTCTTCAACATCCCAGTGATATGGAACATTCCTACCAGGATGCACTTCGCTAACAAATACTCTTCTAGGATCAGCATTAACTATATTAGAAAATACATTACAAATCTCATAATCAAAATGATTTCCTGGATAATAATCATACCAAAATATCTCTGCTAAATTATAACCAGCATTATTCCAAGTATTGATAATACCTCGATATGAATTTAATAAACTTCCTTCAGCAGTAGCTTCGCTCCTATCTACAACTGTTGTTACAGAATTATAATCACCCGTATCACTATCTTGGCAAAGTTTAACTATTGGATCCCAATCTATCTTATCTAATGTATTTCCAAAATACTTAGGCATCAGGATTTTCTCCAAATAATTTCCTATATATATCAGACATGGTATAATTTCCCCACATCACATGTGTACCTAAACTACGTTTAAACATTATTTCTAAATTTATTTTACCATTATTTAGATTACCAGTTTCATTAAGTCGAAATCTAGCAGTTTCATGTATTATTCCTTGCATATACTTCTCTTCAATAAAAGGAGAACTCACAGGAACACAGCCATACCAATCAATGGCTCTCATATTATCCTTATCATCAATATAATGACAATGAGGATACATTGTTAATTTATAAAAACCGTCATTATATTGATCTATCATAATTTCTTCTATTTTATCTAACCACTCTAACGGCCAATTCTTATCTGAATAGATTATCTCGTTACAACTATAACCATACCATTTTAAAAATATCTTCTTATTGTTATAATCAATATCTATTATTTCTGGAGCATATATTTTGTCTTTAAAAATTTCAATATTATCTAATTCATTTTGAAAAAACCAATCAACTACTTCTTCAGTATATAACGGACGATCTTCAACCATTTGATAATTGTTTGGGTAAGAATAATTTTTACAAAAAACAGTTCCTTTATAACCTATCAAGGGCTCATATGTTTGTTGTGCCATACAACGAACACCTTCTGTATCTAATTTTAAATATGGTTTCCATTTATTATTCATAATTTAATAAAAATTCTTTAGGTAAATTTTTTATTAAATTGTTAATATCTTTTTTTCCTATTTTAAAAGATACTTTCATTAATTCAAAATCGTAATTAAAATCAGTTATTGTTTTATTTTTATTAGATAGATTAAGCCACGGACTTATAAGATTATCAAAATCATATCTAGGATATGAACTATTTGGTGTTATTGAGATCATTACAGGATCATCTATATTTGATCGATTTAGTAATTTCCTAACAACAATCTGAGATCTATCAAATTTTCCAAAACTAACTGCTGAATGAAGAATCCCAGCATTCATATCATACCAAAATCCGTCAGCCTCAAGCTTATGTAATTTTTCATTTTCCAAATCTATTAAATATCCACAATCGCCTGATAGATTAAGATGATATCTATCATCGATATCAGCGTGTTTAAAATAGCAAGTTCCGCTTTGTAAATTTATTATCCTTGCTTGTCCTACATCCATAGGTAACGAATTTAGTAAATTTTCCCAAACAGAATTTTTATATTCTTCTTTTATAACCCAAGGATCATAGAAAAAATCACCCGTTGGTTTATTCAAAACTATCTGTTTTGATTGATTTATATCTTTAACACATTCATTAATTAAAGATATAGAAATTTTATATTCTGTCTTAACTAACATACTCATATTTATAGAGCAAATATTTGTTTGGTTATAAAAAGATATAGTAAATATCATTATGATTAAGTGTGTCAAATACGACCATGTATCTATTCCGATAGATAATAATTGGAAAAATATTGGCATTAGCCTAAGTGGTGGTGCTGACAGTGCAATGCTAGCCTATCTAATATGTTTAAATACTTCAGCAAATATACATATTAGCACACACATAAGATGTTGGAAAACAAGACCTTGGCAATCTTATGTTTCTGAAGAAGTTTATAACTGGCTTGTTAACAGATTTCAAAATTTAACTTTTAAAAGACATATAAATTTTATACCTCCTGAGTTGGAATGGGGAAATATCGGACCAAATATTATAGACGAATATAAAAAATTAAAATCAGGAAATCAAATAATCTTACGATCATTTAACGAATATCTCATACACAAAGAGTCATTAGATGCATGGTTCGGAGGAATAACATTAAATCCTGATATTAAATTTAATAATGCCCTAAAAGATAGAGATAAAGGTCATATTGATCCTATTATGATGCACATGGATATATTAATAGGACATCCGTTTGTTTATACAAAAAAAGATTGGATTATTAAACAATATAAAAATAATAATATACTAGATCTTTTAAATTTAACCCGTAGTTGTGAAGGAGAATTTGAAGGATTAGATTATAAAACTTATAAACCAGGACAATCTGTTCCAGTATGTGGTAAATGTTTTTGGTGTCAAGAAAGAGATTGGGCAATTTGTTGTGAATAATTCTAAAACATTTTGTATGCATCCGTTTACAGGATTAGCAACTAGAGAAGACGGAGCAGTTAAAGTTTGTTGTAGAAGTTTACCGGTTGGGTGGATACAAAAAGAATCATTAGAAAATATATGGAATAATGATAATATGAAACGTATCCGTAGACAAGTTCTAAACAATGAACGGCCGCCAGAATGTATTCCGTGTTTTAATTTAGAAGATCAAGGTGTAGAAAGTCTCAGACAACGACATATAAAAGGAGATATACCGGAGGCTCGGATAAATCTCTATCCGTCTGCTATATTAGATATAGATAAAGATTATGCGATGCCTTTTACATTTCCTACAATGGAAATAAAAGTAAACAATCTTTGTAATTTACGTTGTCGTATGTGTAATCCTCTTGATAGTACTAGTTGGAAGGATTGGGAAGAAGTAGTTCCGTTTTATAAAAAAGAAAACAACTATCTCGTTCCTACAGTTAAGGAACTTGTAAAAACACCAGGACAATACATTGGTCCTTTTGATAATAGCAATAATTGGTGGAAAAGTTTTGAAAAACTTTTACCCTATTTCCAACGGGTAGAATTTGCTGGTGGGGAACCGCTTATGGATCCAAATCACTATAAAATTCTAGATATGTTAAAACCTTATGGAAAAAATATAGAACTAAAATACGCTACTAACGGAACTACATTAGGTATTAATAAAAATAGAACGATACATGATTACTGGCCACATTTTAGATCAGTATCTGTAAACATCAGTATAGATGGTATACATGATGTCTATAATTATATACGAAGTAATAGTAATTTTTCTACGATTGAAGAAAATATAAAAGAAATTCAAAAAATTCCAAATGTAAGCAGAATTGTTGGTGCATTTACTGCACAAGCAGGAAACATATTACAAGCAGCTGAATGTATTGATTATTTTATTAACAAAATGGGTATTATTTTTTATAGTCATAGAGTAAGTTATCCAAATTGTTTATCAGCTCAAGTATTACCAAAAGAGTTGAAACTATTGGCAATTTCTAGATTGGAAGATGTTAGCAAACGTTTAGTAGATTTTCCTAAAATAAAAGAAAATAAATTATTAGAAAAAATAACATTACAACAGATACAGGATAATATAAATTACCTAAATTCAAAAGATCAAAATCATCTTTGGTTTGATTTTGTTAATTTTAATAGAAATTTAGATAAAACAAGGTCGCAAGGTCCTTTAGAATTAGTTATACCTGAATTTAAACCGTATGTATAAAGTTCAAAGCCGCTGGCCACATCAAAATACAATTAAGATAGAATGGAATCTAGGCAAACGCTGTAATCTAGATTGCGCCTATTGTCCAGAATATATCCACGATAATCACAGTGCGCACACAGACATAGAAGTACTTAAACGCACAGTGGCGTGTTTAAACGCATTAGGTAAGCCTGTGCGTCTAAGTCTAACAGGAGGTGAGCCTAGTGTACATCCCCAGATAGAAGAACTATTAGAAGCTATAAATGCTGCTGATAATATAGTTTGGTTAAGCATGACTACAAATGCTACACGGACAGGAAAATGGTATGTAGATCAATCAAGATATATTGATCAATATGTTTTTAGTTTACACTATGAGAAGAATAGTAAAACATCATTTGAACACATTATAGCATTTCATTCTGCTAAAACTGATACGAAAATATTAGTCCATATTATGGCACATCACAAATATATGGATGAAGTAAAAGATGGAGTGTTTTCTTGTAAGGCATTAGAAATTCCTTATGTTATTCGAAGAATACGTTGGACAGAAGGTAATCATGATTTATTCGATGATATGAGATACAATCATCATGATCTTCAATGGATTAAAAGATCTACTAAAACAGCAGAACCAAATTGTATAATTGATGATAATGAACTATTACATGCTAACGATATAATCAAATCTCACATGAATCAGTTTAACGGATGGTCTTGTAATGCTGGTATAGAAAGTCTAATGATTAATTGGGATGGAGAAGTACATAGAGCAACTTGTAGAGTTGGAGGAAGTTTAGGAAATATATATGATAATAATTTTATAGTTCCTGAAGATCCTATTACGTGTACTAGGAACTGGTGTACCTGTGAGTCAGATATCCCTTTAAGTAAAATTAATATATAATCTTTTCTTTATTCTCATGTGTCTCTGGCATACAAAAACATGATGTATTAGGACAAATAACTTGTTTTAATTCAGGTTTAAAATTTTCTTTAAAATTTTCATCTAAGATACTGAAATAGTAATCTAATCCATACAATTTAGCATCACATGACCCTGTTAACTTTCCTTTCCAATTAATGTATATTCTATCTAGTCCTATCGAACAGTTCCATCCTTTAAAATTATTACATTCATTATTAATATAGGTTCCAGGTCTAGCATATATTTTTTTTCCGTTACTAAGGATTGCGGTACTTTCCCATAAACGTAAATCTTTAATAAGACTTCTATTTTTCCAAAACCAAGAAACATTAGGAATTCGTTTTAAATCCTTTTCTAAAAAAGACATTTGTTCATCAGTATATAACGGAACAGTAATTTCGGTATCATTAACAATATGTTTTTGCTGTTCTATTACTTTAGCTAACATTATAAACCAAGGATACTTACTATTGGTTTTCATATAATTAATATCTTCTATACCTTTATCCCAGTATAACGGATCCATAAGAATTTTAACTGTTGTTTTAACATTTTTTTCATATAATATATCGGCTACATTTGTTATATGTTCTACATTACCTTGATCTATATGATGTGTTAAATGAGCATTGTCAATATCGTGACCGTATTTCTCCCACCACCTTAATGTCCTAGATCCGTTCGATACTAACGTAAAATATACATCGTGATCTTTTTTAATTTCTTCAATAACATACCCTAGTTCTTTTATTAAAGTTGGTTCTCCACCAGCCATAAAAAAAGAAAATCTTGTTTTTCCTAAATTAGTTTTATAATAATCCATAAGGCATTTTAAATTATCTATAATTTTATTAGAATCTTTAGGGTACTTATGAGTACCATCATTACTTCCTGGATAACAATATCGACATTTAAAATTACAATAGTTTGAAGGATCCCATTGTATGTCCAATAATTCTTTAGGTCTACGAGAAACTATTTTAATTGGAATCATAATAAATGCCTTAATTCTGGAAATATTTTTGAAGAATCTAAATTCCTAATATTATCTAATTTATTGATATATTCTTTAAATCCTGGTAATAGATAACTGTTATCATTTGAATCCATATGTTTTAAAACTGCTTCCCATCGTTTCCATCCGTAAGGATTTATTTTCCAAAAATCATCATCTTGTCTATAATTATTCCAAAGCCAATCTTTAAACTCTCTAAATATTTCATGTACTTCTATCTTGTCTTCTTTTGCTAATATTTGTATACTTAAAAATGTCGGAATGTAAAGAAGATGCATATTAATTAACCCACCTCCCATTTGTACATTATATGACGATTCTCCTAGATTTATTTTTTTAAATTTTGAGTTAACTTTCCATTTAATAAAATCAGGTAAATGTTTAATATTAAGTATCTGTATAGCAGTAGCAATGCTAACTTGAATATTATCAGGTGTGTTATCTAACATTTTTAAATTTTTCTCAACTATATCCCATTTAGTTGGATATCGAATATACTCATCTCTCTCATAACAAGCGTCCATGCTAACAGCAAATTTTACTTTCTTAAATTTACTCCATAGCCTTATAAGATCATTATCTACCAATAGCCCATTTGAATTATATCTTAATAATATCTGATCTTGATATCCTTGTCTAATTATCTCTTCAATAAATGTTTTATGTTCATTGATCATTAACGGTTCGCCGCCAGCAAAGTAGACTTGTTTTAAATTAGGAACTTGTTTATTCATTTCTTTCCAAAATGTATACTTTTCATGCCATTTATTATTAAAACTTTTTCTATCCCATCTCATCTGATCAGACACATCTTTATTTTCTAATAACGGCATTAATTTCTTATGATCACTAACCCATTGGCTCGAATCGTGAGGGGAACACATGACACATTTAATATTACAGGTATGCCCTAATCTTAAATCTAGATAAACTAATTTTTCCGGTATAGTTCCGTCGATATTTGTTTTCTCTATAAGATTAGGAATATCAATTCCGTCTTTATGCCATGTCATAGTTTCCCAAATTCGTTTACTAACTACTCCGTTTTTTTCTTCTTCAAAACATTTTGTACAACTAACAGGTATTTGATTATTAATCATAGTTTTTCTTACAGATTTCATATAAGAATTATTCCATGCTTGCATCGGAGTTTCTCGACCAAAATTAGCAGGAGTACCGTCTTCCATTTTAACCAACCCTACTTCATGATTTTTTCCTGCGCCGCTAGCATTAGCACTACAGCAAAGTCTCATATCACCATTTGGTCTTGTAGCAAAATGAATCCAGGGCAAAACACAGTAAGTTGAAGATGACGAAACTTCTTCTATCTCTCTTTGATATTTCCCAATCTCTGTATTTTTATTATTATACCATTCTCGATCCATGTGATGTCCTAAAATTGTAAATTAAACTTATCTATTTTACCGCATTGCTTACTGCATTCTAATAATGGTTTAGATTGCCATGTATCTGATACTTTATCAAATATTTTATTTTTAAAAATATCCAATAAATTATGAGTTTTTAATGATAAAAAATTAATATCTCTATCTGTTATATCTATCTTAGATTTATGCATCGGATACATGGAATGTGTATCTAACCAACAACAGGGAATAACATATCCTTGTGAATTAACATATATACTTTTATCTTTTAATACTTTACAATTTATTTCTCTATTTAAAGAAATATCGTAATTATCTAATGTTTTTTTAAGATAATCACTTTTATCCGAAGGATATATATTATGACTTGTTTTTCCTTCTTTAGTTAATACAGTTAAAACATTTTCTCTAAATCTAGAAGTATGTTTAGCATTAAAATTTTTAAATCCTAATTTTTCAGATAATAATTTACACTCTTCAATTTGATGTTTATTATGATCAAAAACTAACATATCCCATATTGCATTGCCGCCTGCATTAATAAAAGCAGAAGCATTTTCAATTATTTTTTTCCAATCTGTGCCAACTCTATAAAGACTATGTGTATCTAATAGTCCATCAATACCAAAACGAACATCAATATCTAATTTTGCTAGATCTATCCACCAATCTTCATTACGAGCACTACCATTAGTATTCATTCCAAGTTTAATATTATTGTTAGATTGACGAATATATTGAAAAATTTCTAAAGTATCTTTAGCAATAATTGGGTCTCCGGTATTACCGCACATATAGATCCTATCTAGATCCTTTAATATTTCAACACTAAACCATTTTTTAAATTTTTCTAAAGTAATTTCATCAAGAACTATCCAGGGATTATCAACCCCTCCTTGTATATTTCTAGAACACATTGGACAACTTGCTTGGCAACGGCTAGTTACTTCTAAATGGACTGTTTTAATATATTCTAAATTATACATTGTTTTTAAATCCAATTAACATAAATCTATTGTATTTGGGTAATTCTAATATTGATTTAGAAAGAACTTTTATTTTACTTTGAATTTCAAACTCTTCTATGTTATTAACACATCGTATATGCTCATCTAATTCAAAATAATCATTACTTTGTAATACAATAAGAGATTCTTTTGGAATGTTTTCTAACCATCTATTATATGTATCCTGTGTAACATGCTCACAACTTGTATTAATTACTATGTCTGGAAAAAAATCATATTGATATTTGTCCATGCTACAAGTAATTGCATTAAATTTTCCGGACATATCTTCAATCTTATTCATTGTTCTTGATATTTCTTTACATACTGGATCAATATCAATAGATACAATTTTATTTGTTTGTATAGTAGATTGAAATATTAAACTTGCTAATACACCATTCCACCCGCCATGTATTACTATATTATTGTCTATAGAAGTAACATGCCCCATTAATTCGTTAATTAACCAGAGTTTACTTTTAATTTGACCTTTCCAGAAACTTTCTAGTGTACGAGTATTGTCGTTGCTATTACGTATAGCATCCATCCAAAATAAAATATGATCTATATCAATTTGCATTTAGGTATCTTACTATCAGCCGAACTTATACAACTATTAGTTATACAAATTCTAGATCGATCAAATAAAGTAAATCCGGTTTCTAATGTTCCTAATAAGTCATCATGACAACTATAAGATCTCTTAACTTCATTTCCTCGTATTATTAAACTCTGATATCCACTGTTGCATTTCCATCCTTTAAATTTATTAAATCCATAAGAATTAAATCTCTCTGCTTGATCAAAATCATATGTGTTTCCATTAGAATCTTTTAATTCAATTTGATAAATTGCGTTTTGTTTAATATGCTGCGGAAACCCTGTCTGCATAATGTCTATCATTTCTTTTGTATATCCATTAACTATTTCAGTAGCTGTATCATTACTTTGAGGTTTTAATGTTACAGGTATACCTAGATTATGAAATCGTTTACAACGATTATAATATTCATAAAATCTATTAGGAACCATTACTTGATTAATAGTTACAAATATTTGATTTTCTATTAGAAATAAAAGTTTTTCACTAAATTCTGTTTCGTTAGCAAACTCTGCATGAAAACTTGCCGTAACACTTGCTCTATCTAAAAGTGATAATTTACCAACTAATCTTTTCCACCATTTTAATCCCGGACTACAATTACTAGTCATATGAAAACTTTGATATTTAGGTTCAATATCACTAGAATAATGATCTATTAGATTTAAAAAATCTTTATAAGCAGTTGGTTCTCCGCCGCTAAAACTAAAATGAAAATCTGTAAATCCATTTTGCCTAGCCTGTCTTTTTATTTCATCAATAGTTTTTTTATAAAGATCAATATCATAATGATCAACCTTATCACTACGAGCATAGGGCCAACAATATGAACAATTATAATTACAAAATCTTCCTAATATCCAACTAACAGAAAATAAAGGATTGTCTAACATAGTTTTTTGACCAAAACTAGTTATATCATCCCAAGGTATATTTTGGAAATTAGAGTTTGTTAAATTCATTATTCAACCAATCCCAATCATTAATCTTAGCTAACATTGATTTATTATCATAGTTTGTTAATCCAAATGTTTTGCCCATTAAAGCACCCTTAATAGAATATTCACCATAAGGTTTATCAGCCCCAATTCTACACCAAACACCTAATCTCTTTTCTGTTTCATCATCAATTTGACTGTCAATTACTTTACTTGACATTTTAACACATTCTCTAAAGGCACTCTTCCATGTATTAAAAGGATCAGTATTGAATACAGTTAAATTACTAATACCATCCATAGGATTAAATTTCTTACTAATAGACGTAGACATATCAACTGTTGAGGTATCTAGTTCTAAAGTGAGTTTCTTTGGAAATAGTTTAACACCGCCATATCCATATACTAAGTCATTAACTGGATTTTTACTCTTCCACACAAATACAGAATCTTTATCCCAGGGATTAACTACGTAATCTAAATTAAAATCCTCTACTATTTGTGAATCACCATCAACTACCCAAAACATTGAAGTAGTAGATATTCTAGCTGCTTGTATATGAGCGTTGTGAATACCTTCAATACCGTGTACTCTTTTAGCTTGTGGGAATCTACTTTTTAGATTTATCCAGTTATCTTCTGCATTTGGTTCTTTATAAGATATAAAAATTATATCATAAGTTTCTTCAAATAAATGTTCGTCCATTTCTTTCTTATTGATAAAAAATAAATTATCAGCTTCTTTTTTAGCAATAGGATATGTTTTTGGAATAAGATTTAATCTAGAATGAATAGTATTTGAAGCATTCCATTGATGTACATATTCCTTGTCATAATCAGGTACAATATATGTTAAATCTTGTAGCAATTTAGAATCACTATTTAATACCCAGAACATAGATGTAGTTGATTGGAATGAAGTGATACGATCATATATAATATCATCAGTATTTAATTCCAATATATCATATCCAACTTTAGAGAGCTTATCATTTATTTCTTTCTTGTTAATAAAGAATAAAGTTTTAGATTCTCTCTTTGAGATAGGATATTTTTTTGGTATTAAGAATAGATTTGGTGTTTCGTGATTAATTGGTTTCCATTGATGTACGTATTCTTTATCATAATCAGGTACTACATAATTCAATTCAGTTAACAACTTACACTCAGGTGCTAATACCCAGAACATAGAGGTTGTTGATTGGAATGAAGTGATGCGATCATACACATCGTCATCGAATGACAATTGTATTTTATCATAAACAACTTTAGATATTTGTTCGTCCATTTCTTTCTTATTAATGAAGAACAAACTCTTTGCTTCTCTATTAGTAATTGGATAATGTTTTGGTATTAAAAATAGATTTGGTGTTTCATGATTAATTGGTTTCCACTGGTGTACATAATCCTTATCATACTCCGGTACTAGATATATTAGATCAGTTAATAATTTACACTCAGGTGCTAATACCCAGAACATAGAGGTTGTTGATTGGAATAACATGATACATTCATATACATTATCATCAATTTTAAGTTGTAAGATATCATATCCAATTTTAGAAATCTTATCATCCATTTCTTTCTTACTGATAAAAAATAGATGATCTGCTTCTTTCTTTGTAACAGGATAATCTTTTG